AGATTCACAAAAGGCGCGCACTCGGCGCGCCTCGTGTGAGCACTCAAGGGCCCCGCGCCCTACTTTTCGCGGGTCTCGGTTGTCTTGCTGTCCTTGGCTGGCTCGCCGCCCTTGGCGTCGTCATGGGTTTCGGTGGTCTTCGTGTCCTTCGCGGGCTTCGCGTCGGCGTGGGTTTCCGTGGTCTTCTCGGTGCGGTTGGAATCCATTGTGGTTCTCCTTCTTCCCCGTTTCAAAAGGGCGCGCCATTATGAAAGCGCGCCTCTTTCTTTCATCCAGCTATGTCCCGCTTAGCCCTCGATGTCGCTGGCGACAACTTCCATTGCAACCGGCGGGTAAGTGCCCAGGCAGTTCAGGATCGGAATGCCGGTCTCCTGGGCCGTAACCCGGAGATCGTAATACCAATCGAGAGAGACCCAGGTCTTCTTTTCGCTGAGGTGGGTCTCCGGCCACACCATGACGCCCATGCCGTCCGTGCCAGACGAGAGTGGCTGGCCTGGGGCGACCGTAGGCACACTTGCCGGTCCAGGATAAACATTGCCATCCGCGCCGGTACCGCCCGTCCAGCAGAAGGTTTTCGCGCAGGACATGTCTTGCAGGTTTTCCACCTGCTGCGCGAAGCCAAGGAAGCAACAGTTGCCCCAGACCCAGGACTGGATATTCTGCTGATTGAGCCCAACCGCGCTGCCCCGTATCACCTTCACGCCGAAGACCTGGCCGAGCATCTCGTCGGTGATGATGCCGCCGGCATTGGTGAACTTGAAGCGGTCGATGATATCGGGATGGCTGCGCAGCACGAGCGCCACTGGGTCGCTGATGGCGAGGACCATGTCGGCATCCTGGATGCCGGCCTGGCGCAGAAGCGACTTGTACTGCTCGAAGAAAACGATGGGATGCGATCCGGTGCCCGTCTCAGGGGTCGCTGGATAATTGTCGAACTGATTGGTGCTGGTGAGCGTCACTCCATTTGGAAAGTTCGACGTGTTCATCAGCAGGGCGACGACCTCAGCTTCATACTTCAAATGAAGCTGATCGATAAGCTGCTTGGTGAGCATCTTTTGCTCGCTGAATCCGAAGCCGAGGCCGTACGACTCCGACTCGAAGGGGATAAAATCTTCCATCGCGTGCGACTGTGCCGCGTAGGGCGCCACAGAGAAACTGCGGCGAGTTCCGCTCGGGCGGCCGCCAGGAGCGCGGAGCGTGGAGAGCGGGATTCTCAAGTCGTCGGCGTTCCACACGACATACTGGCTGGACTGTTTTGCCACCGGAACGCGCGGGGCGAAGTAAGAGCCAATGAGCGCGTTGTTTTTGCGCTCCTTGGCAAAATTTGCAAGGGCAATCTGAAGCGGCCCTGCCGGCATCGACGGTGCGTATCCACCCATGGAACCATCCTCCTGTCCGCCTTCGCGGAGTGAAATCTAAACTCGGTGCCGCTGCCTGTGGCGCTGCCTGAAAATCTCCGGCCGGGGTTGGCCACCCTGGCCGGGAATGCTGTGAGACAGCCGGACTCTTACTTGATCCGGTCAACCGTCGCCGGCTTCCGCCGGCTAACTTAAACCTCGCTCAGAGCCGCCGGCGTCGGACCACCGATGCTGCGGACCATCCACTTGGTGTTCACGGCCTCAAGAGTGATGATGTCGCCGACTGCGGCATACGTCACGGTGTCCTTGGTGCCGTAGATCGCGTCTGCCGGGGCCGTCACGGTATGTGCGTGCCCGGTGGTCGCCACGATCGTGAGGATCGTGCCGTCCTGCGCTGCGGTGGGAGCCGCCAAGGTCATCGCCAGAGCCGCCGCGCCGTTCAATGCGTAAGTGCCGGGGATAAGCGGGATCGCGCCCGAGGCCGCGACATAGCTGACTTCGTCGCCCGGCGCCATGATTCCAAGAGGCGCCACGACCAGGACGGTAGCGAAAGAGCCGGGCGAGACGTAAGTCTGCGCTTCCAACGCAATCGCGACGACCGGCTGGCCGGCCTGCGCCGGTATCAGTTGGCCCGATGCGTTGGTTGTCAGCGGCTGCAACGCGGTGATATTCGCGCCGATCTGCGCCACCGCCATGCCGAGTTCAATCACGGCAACGGGGTTCGTAGGCGCGGTCGCGTTGGCGCCGACGACCTGATCCTCTTCGATGATGCCGAGCGCGGCCGCGGCGGTCGCGGTGATCAGCAGGCAATGGAACGCGTCGGAGCCGTAGGTAACTGCCAAGCCGCGCGCGTAGCCGGTTACGGAAGCAGCCAGCAAAGATTCCTTCACCGGCGCGCCAATCGGGGTTTTGCCTTCAACGTAGATGTTTGCCATCGCGCCCTCCTGGGGCTAAAGAAATTCTTTTGAACCTTGCGCAGCGGAGGCCTTAATCCCGGCCTCCGCAGCAGGCAGAAACTAGACAGCGCCGCCGGTCGACCTGCCGGCCTGCATCAGTTCCGGCTGTTCGGCCTCGATTTGGGTCATTGCCTCTTCGAATGTGATCTTCTTCTCGCGCTGCCGATCCTTCACCGCGTCGGTGAATACGTCTCCGGTCGTAGCCTTCCCCTTACGAGGTGCGCCGCCTTCAACCATGCGGCCGCCGGGAACGATCTTGGGCAGGCCTTCAAGGAAGAGCACCAGCGTTTCCAGCGTGGAGACCTTGGCCAGCTCCTCGAAGACCGGGCCGAGGCCCATCTTCTCGAAGGCTGGAATCCACTTGCCCGCGGACTTGAGGCGGGTGACGGCTTCAGTGGCGCGGAGTTTGATCTCGCCGCCGGCGATGGCCGTCTCGCGCTCGGCAAACTTCTTGCCCTGGTCGGTGAGCTGCGTTTCGAGAGCGGTGACCTTGGCTTGCAAGGGCGCGGCAGCGGCCGTGGCGGCCTCGTTGACGAGGCGCGTGATGTCGGCTTCGCCAAAGGTTTTGGGCTCGGAGCTGCCCTTGAGCAATTCCGCGAAGAATGCCTTGAACTGCTCGAATCCGGTTTTGTTTTCTGCTGCCATTGCTGCATCCTCCGCGAAGTCCACCTCAATGAACTTCTGACCGTGATCGTCGAAAGCGACGTCCTGCAAACCTTTGACTTCGGGAGGCATCGCGCCCAGATAGGCGACGTGGCGCAGCCCGGTGATGTTGCCGTCCGCATCGCAATAGAAGGCGGCGGAACGTTTCTTGTAGCGCCCGGCCTTGCGGGCCTCGGCAAAGTTGGGATCAACCTGCTTTTCCTTGGCGGAGAGCGTGTTCCCCTCCACCGAAAGTCGATCAACCCAGCCGAAGGCCGGCTTGTTGTCGACCGGATGGCCCACGGTGACCGGGGCTTCGTGAAAGCTGGGATCGTAGTTTCTGACCACGCGGTCGAGATCGGAGCGCGTGATGTTCCCCTTGCCCGCGCCGCGATAGTCGCCGGCGCGGAAGATTTCAATCCACGGCGACGCGAAAGATTCCGCGTACGTCTGGGTCAGGTGGTTCTTCACGAAGTCGGTGGTGTCTAGATTTTCATCTTTGGCCTTGAGCACGATCTTGCGCGCGGTGGGCGCCTTGGCGCTTGACGGCAGATCGGTGTGCGCAAACATATCGAGAGCAGAGTTGACGTGGGCGTGAGTGTCGAGCGGAAGGTGCCAGCTCTCCGGATCCTGCGCGTCGCCCACGTAGGCAAACTTGTCCGCCGTAAGCGCAACGCCGTCCACTGTCTTGATCTTCGCCATTGGGTTTACGCTATCGGGCTGTGGCGCGTAACGGCGCGGCTACGGTGCAAGCTGGAAGTACTGTGGATGCTGGAGAAGTTGCTGCCGCGCGCGGGGAATCGGAGACCGGTAAAACCCGGTAGCTGTCTGATATTCTACAGCGCCGTCAAGGTGTGGAAGCCGGGCGCGGGGATCCCGAGTCGAGCCAGGAGCGGCAGGCGTTCGAGACCGCCTTCGTCGCTTCCCTTCGGCGCGTCTTCAGGCAGCACCGGGATGACCGAGCAGCGGCAGTTGTAATCGTTGGGCGGATAGATCTTGAGCCACACCGGATCGATAGCCCGCGCGCAGAAGCCGTCCAGGGCCGCATGCGCCGGGCGCACGCACAAGTCTCCGACCGTCCAGTACTGCCAGTAGGGCAACGCCTCCATCAGGCTCGGCTCTTTCATTTGCTCAAGCCGGCCCGCTGAATATGCTTTGCCCGTGTTGGTCTGGAAGACGGTGTCCAGTTCGAATGCGGCCAGCTTCTGGATTCCGGCCTCGGTGGTCAGCTCGTTCACGGCTTTGTGGAAGTCCGCGGCGGTTCCACCCTTGGTCAGCGTCTTTTCCAGCGCATCGCGAATCTTCGCAATCAACCTCTGATCGCTGATTCCCGATATGGTGAAGGCATCGTTGCGGTAATGCTGCTGCAGCCCGTCGAAGACTTCGCGCGTCACCGGCGTGAGGTTGCGCAGATACTCGATCGCGCCCGTGGCCGGGATATCGAAGCTGAAGCCGATGTTGAGCGGGTCGCTTTCGGCGTCATCTTGAGAGTTATCCTCGCCGAAGACCCGCGCGCGGCCCATCGCCGTTGCCAGCAACACCGGACGCCGCGTCTTTTTGACGGCGAACCGGCCGACGTGGAGGCGGCCGAGAAGGTTGGCGGCCGCCAGATGCCGGGCGAGCAGATCGCCGAGCTGGATCTGCGCGACGTGCGCGCTTGAGGGGGGGCCGAAGGCCATGCCGTTACTCCTGCGGCGCTACGGCCGTCGCGGCGATATCCCGCACGCGTTTGGCGAAGATGCCCTTCGCCTCGGTCTGCAACTGGGCGAACAGCGTGTCGTACTGATCCATCTCCGCGCGCATGGCGGCCTCGGCCTGCCTTTCCGCAAAGGTCGCGGTCGAGCGATCGGTCAGCGCGACCGGCGGCGCGTTCACGTTGGGGACAAGAACCTGATCCGGATCCTCGCCCTTGGCCATGGGCCGGTCGTAGCGGTCGGAGATGTAGCCCACGGTGAAGAGCTTGCCCATGCGTTGCAGCCCGGAGTCTACCGTGAGAGCGAGACTCAGATCCTCGGCCTCTTCCAGATCGAATTGCCAGACGGGCATGGGAGCCTTCGGCCCAAAGTTCCAAAGGACGAGAGGCTTGATGAGCTGCTGATTCACCACGGACTGCAAGCTGCGGCACAACTCGACGGAACGTTTGTCCAGCGTGTCGGCGTGAGTCGAGCCCTGGGCTTTCGATCCCGTACCGCCTTCGTTGCCGAAGCTGGTGAGCGTTTCGCCCAGCGTCCGCCGCGCGATCGAGTACTGCATCGCCTGAAAGAAATTCTCGTAGACCCGTGGATCCTGCGAGCGCGCGATCTTGAGCAGATCCTTGTCGTACTCGAAGCCCTTGGGCACCGCGACGGCCACGTTGTCAATGAGCGCCTGGGCGATGTCCACCGCCTTCTGGCGCTCCGACTCATTGTCCGCATCGTTGTAATGCACCACGGCCGTGCCCGGTCCCTTCTCCGCGTACTGCATCCATAGCCGCTGGATGTTGCGCTTGAACCATGAAGGCCAAAAGACGGCCTTGAGCAGCGGACGACCCATGCGATTGCGCGAGCGCTTGCGGTAGCTGAAGACAAGGAACTTTTCCTCAGGCACCAACTGGCCTTCGGACGCCCAGGGATTGTCAAGCAGTTGCAGCTTGCCGACTTGCGGATAAAAGCGGTTGCCAAAGAGAAACAGTTCCTGGGGGCAGTCGTCGATCGACGCCAGCTCCGCCTGGCCCATGGACGTGTCGAAGACCATCTCCTGCACGCTGAAGCCGTAGCCGGGCGCATCCAGGATGCAATCGAGCACCGCGTGAAAATCCAGTTTGCCGAGCTGCGCTTCGATGAACTCCTTCACTTCCTGAGCTTGTGCGGATTCGTCGCGCGGCGCCGGCAGCACGCTGCGATCGCGTTCCAGCACCGACAGCTTGAGCGTGTCCAGGCAGTTGGCCACGTCCTCGTCTTTGTCTTCAAGCTCGCGGTAGTAGGCCATGGTCTGGGGCATGTTGTAGGTCATCGACGCCCAGATGTCCGTGGGGTTGCGTGTGCCTCCGAAAGCAAAAGTATTGCGATAGAGCGATATCTGCTGCAGGTACAGGCTCCCAGAGGAGACGATCTGGCCCTTGGGCGGCATCGCCGGAACGGCGAGAATCGGATTGTCTTTGCTCGCAGCCATCAGAGGTATCCCTTCAGTTGAGCGTAAGAGGTTTGTTTGTCTGGTGTGCGGATGCCCAGTACGCAGGTCTCGGAGTCGCCGGCCAGGTCCGCCAGGGCCTTGGCCCAGAATGCGTCGGCGTGGGCGAATATCTTCTTCTTCGCGCCGCCGGCGACGGCCGTGTCCACTTCGATGCGCGGCGCGTCGAAGGTGACGCCGCTGGGCGTGGCTTGGCGCTTGATGGCCTGCAGCTCCGCGCGGATCTGCGGATCGTAGGGGATGCGCGAACGCTGTTGCTCCATGCGCTTTTTGATGCGGATGGCCAGGTCGGTCTTCATCTTGACGCCGTTATCGTTCGACCCGCCGAAGCTCACGCCCATCAACCGGCCCTCGTTCTCAAGGTTGAGCAAATCGAAGAGACCCACGCCCATTCCGGTCATGTCTATCGCGGACCTGGTGGTCATGCGGACGATAGGATTGAGCCGCTTGGCCTGATCGGGAAAGCTCATTCCGTGCAGCTTGATGACGCCGCGCGTCCAGGCCACGTCGCCGATCTTTTCATCCAGCCACGCGCAGGTCGCATCGTGAACTCGGCCCACGTCGATGCCCGAGTATAGCGGCCCGCGCGGATGAAAGTCCGGAGGCAGATCGACGGTCGCGCCCGCATCTTCGCAGGCAGCGATCAGATCGAGGCTGAGCCACGCTCCCGTGGATTTAAGGAAGACACAACAGAATTCCTGATTCCAGGTGTCGTCGTCGTTCAGGCCAAGCCGCATTTCCTCAATGTTGATGGGGCAGCCCTCGGCTACGGCCGCGTAAACGTCTACCCAGTGTCCGGACCAGCCATCTTTCTTGACCGGCAACTGGGCCGGCGCCGCGCCCATCTCAAGGCCAAGCTGGCGGGCGATGTCATAGAACTTGCCCTGCTCGCCGTTGGGCGTCGACAGCACCTCAAGCGAATTGCCCAGGGCCACCTGGCGGAAGACGGCCGCAAAGATGGCGTAGCTATCTTCGTGGTGCGCAAATTCGTCGAGCACCGCGTCGCCGGGGTAGCCGCGAGCGGTGCGCGGATTGGCCGGCAGGGCGATGATGCGGCTGCCGTTGGGAAATGTGATTTTGCTCTGGATGGCCTCGATGCGGCCCAGCGCGTCGACAAAGTCCTCGTTGGCGATCATCTGCGCGGTGCCACCCATGAGCTGGCAGAGTTTCGCGCAGGTCTCCACAAACTCGATGGACTGCGCCTTGGAAGCGGAGAGCACCGTTGTGGTGCGGCCGGGAACGCGCATCGACATCTCCACGCGGCGATACCCGGTGGCGAAGGAGTAGCCGATGCGGGCGGCCTTTACCGCGCATTTGAAGCGGCTATCGTCGTCGATCCAGCGTTGCTGGTAAGGCCGCATCTGCAGCACCGGCGGCATTTTGATGACGCGATCGAGGACTTCAATCATGCGCGCTCACCGCCGGCTGCAGCAGCGGCGGCAAACCGAAGGTGCGCTCGCGCAGCAAGTTCAGATCCTCGATCGAGAACTGCCCGGTGCCTCTCTTTGCCGCCTGTTGCGTGGCCTGGTCAACGCGATCGCGGGCGATCTGCTCGCGAGCTTCGAGCAGCTTGATCTTGCGCACGTCCACGTCTACCTTCCGCTCGCGGATGTCGTTTGTTCTTGACGCCTGCATCTGCTCGGACAGCGCGATCAAGCCCTTGGCGGCGAAGGCGCGGCCCTTGGGCGTTGTGTCTTCGGCAAGAATCGACATGAACTGGTCGCGGGCCGCGTTCAACACGGCCTGGTCGCCGCCCTTGAGCACCGATCCGGCGAAGGCCGCCGCCAGCTCGCGAGCCTGCGCGGAGCGTCCCATGGTCTCCGCCATCACCTGGCGCACGCGCAAGTCGAACCACCGGTGCAGGTTGGTGTGGGGCAGGCGCAGCCTGGGGAAGAGTTCCAGCACGTCAATCGGGAGCGTGTCCCAATTCACGAAGCCGCCTTTGTCGAGCGGCAGCGCGGAAAGCTCCTCGATCTCCTGGAAGGTGTGGCCGTCTTTGAGGGTTTGAATTGCGTTGCGGACTTCCAGCGGAAGCCTGTCGATCTTGAGCGGTTGATTCACCTGGCGCCGCTGCCCGGTGCGCGGTCGCTTTGCATTTGCCACACGCGCCTCCTAGTCGAAGAGAACTTCCTCGTTGTCTTTGCGCCGCATCACAAGCGCCAGCCCCGCGGCCGTGAGCATGATCTCCTCGGCAATCATGCGCTCCTTCAGGTCGCTGAAGGACTGCTCGAACGTTACATAGCCCAGCACTTGCAGGTCCTGCAGCATGGTCAGAACCTGCCCCCGGCTCATGTTCGAGCCCAGGTTTTGCATCATCGCGTACATCTCGAAGTCATCCATCCGGTCGAACTGGGCCTCATGGCCCTGCCGGATCAGCTTCAGCATGTTGCCGCGACGCCGCTTGATCTGAATCAACTCTCGCTCAGTTCCCATCCCGCTCCGCCTCATCCTTTTTTTCGAGTGCAGCCTTTTCGCTACTGAGCTTAGAATGCAACCCCTT